GACTTCGCTATGCTCAACATGATGCTGACGTTCTGGTTTGTAGGACGATCTATCGAGAAATATCAGAAATCATGAACGATGAGGCTAAGAAGCTTTGCAAGGATGTATTAATCAAGCCCTTTGAGGGCCTTGCAAAGCGCTTGCCTGATGGCCGTGTGACGGCCTATCCCGACCCTGGAACCCGTGGACACCCATGGACCATAGGCTGGGGCGCCACTGGACCAGAAATCAATCCTGGGACCGTATGGACCATAGAACAGTGCGAGGACGCCTTAGACCATCACGTTGAGTATTTTGTGCGTGGCTTGCTTAAGATGTCTCCAGGGCTCTCTAAAGCGCTCCCAAGGCGTATGGCTGCGGTCACTTCCTGGGTTTATAACTGTGGCCTTGGTAATTACAGGGTATCGACCTTCAAAAAGCGCATTGATGCCGGCGACTGGTCTGGCGCTGCCGATCAGTGCATGCTCTGGAATAAAGCCGCTGGCAGGGTTTTGCCAGGACTTACTCGAAGGAGGGCGGCGGAAGCCGCGTTAATGCGATGAGTTCAGCGACCAAGTCAGATCCGGCCAAGTGGAAGCGCATTGTTGCTTCCGTTAAGGCCTCGAGCAAAGGCGGCGACCCAGGCCAATGGAGCGCTCGTAAGGCACAATTAGCGACCCAGAAGTACAAAGCTTCCGGCGGGGGTTACGAAGGGCCCAAAAAAGCGGATAATTCGCTCTCAAAGTGGACGAGCGAGGATTGGGGTACAAAATCCGGTAAGCCGTCTACGCAAGGGCCCAAGGCCACCGGTGAACGGTACCTGCCCCGGAGAGCGCGTGAGGCGCTTTCGCCTGCTGAGTATGCAGCAACCACTCGAGCAAAACGAGAGGGTACCAAGTCCGGGAAGCAATTCGTCGCTCAACCCTCGAAGATCCGCGAGAAAACTGCAAGGTACCGATAATGGCTGTCACCATGACTTACACGTCTCTGGTAGCGGATGTCACGCTCTACCTAGAGCGTTCGGACGCGCAGACGATCAACCAGATCCCGTCCTTTATTAACCTCGCCGAGTCGATCATCTCTGACGAGTTAAAGATCCTTGGCCAGCAAGAGACGGTATCGGCCACCATGGTCCAGGGCACGCCTGTGATCGCTAAGCCTACCCGGTGGCGCAAGACGACAAGCTTTAACATCACGGTAGCGGGTGAGCGCAAGCCACTGCTTTTGAGAAAGTATGAGTATCTTCGCAACTATTGGCCAAACCCAACAACCGAAGGCGAACCGGCGTTTTATGCCGACTACGATTTCGACAACTGGCTCATTGCGCCGACGCCTGATGCTGCTTACACGTTTGAGGTCCTTTACTACGAGAAGATCCAGCCGCTAGATGCGACCAATCAAACCAACTGGTTTACGATCAATGCGCCCCAGGCTATGCTCTACGGCACCCTCCTGCAGGCGATGCCCTTTTTGAAGAACGATTCCCGCGTACAGCTTTGGCAGGCTTTGTATGACCGTGCCGTCCAGACCCTGAAGCTTGAGAACGACACCCGAACAATCGATCGTTCCGCAACGGTGCAAGAAGTATGACCTCTTACGTCAACGTCTTTACCGGCGATGTTATCCAGCCGACCGATGTCAGCTACAGGTCGTTTTCGATCTCGACGAACCTTACGCTTGCATGGCCGCTTGATGGCAACGCGCTTGGCAACTATGCAGCCAGAATCATGCAAGTCACGGCAACCGTCGGGAGCCTTAGCATCTTCATGCCACCGGCCAACGAAACCTCTGTTGGCACTGACTCGCTGATTCGGAATGTTGGCTCAAACACTTTTACGGTCAAGGATAACGCAGGCGGAACGATCATCTCGGTTGCTGCTGGTGAGGCCAAGTACATTTATGTGACCAATAACTCAACGGCTGCGGGAACCTGGGGGATCATATCCTTTGGTGTTGGCTCAAGCTCTGCTGATGCTGCGTCACTTGCCGGGTACGGCTTAAAAGCCATATCAACGACACTCAACCAGTCTCACCCCGTCTCGACAACGGCAACTACCTATACGGCGGACTCAACTTATCGCGCCAAGACATCGGTCTGGACGGGCGGCGTTGGAACCATCACGCTTGATAGCGCTGCAACGCTTGGCGACGATTGGTTCATGCTGATCCGAAACGGTGGCACCGGCCTATTAACGGTCGACTGCTCTGGTGCCGATACGATTAACGGCGACCCCAATCTTGCGCTGCAGATCAATGACTCGACTTTTATCTGTTGCTCAGGTACGAGCTTCTTCACGGTAGGCTTAGGACAGGCTACGACCTTCGCTTATTCACAGCTTGTGCTGCCGGTCGTCTCTGGTACTTATACGCTAACGCCATCTCAGGCGCAAAATACGATCATCAAGGTCACGGGCGCTTTGACGGGCGCTGTTACCGTCCAATTTCCCGCGGCTGTTCAGGTCTACTTTGTTCTTAATCAAACGACCGGAGCCTTTAACGTCACCTTTGAGACAGGGGTCGTAGGAGGCCTTACAGCCACGCTACAGCCTAATCAGCAGGCCACCCTGGTATGCGACTCAGTTAACATCTTGAACGCCACCACGGTCATTACAGGCGCCTTAGCGGTATCTTTAATTGATGGCTCAGTCGGCGCTCCTTCATTGAACTTCTCGACCGAAACAAATACTGGCATGTATAAAGCCGGAACCAACCAAATTGGCTGGGCTGTTGCCGGTGTTGCCAAGATGCGATTGACCTCTGACGGCCTTTCCGGGGGTGCGTTCTAATGACCGAAAAAGTCATCACGATAAACACCCAGCCCGGTATTCGCCGGGATGGTACCGTTTTGGACGGTGATCAATACTCTGATGGCCTATGGGTTCGTTTTCAGCGAGGCAGGCCCAGAAAGATGCTCGGCGTGAAGCGTATCTCTAATCAGATCTACGGCCCGACTCGAGGCATGTTTGTTGACTCGAGTAACGGGATTAACAACATCTTTACTTCATACGCTTCTGGCGTACAAGTGATCGGCGTCGACAATAACGGCGTTGGATCTGGTGTTTCAAGCTTTACGTTTACAGGTCCGGTTTTAACGCTTAATACGTTAGTTGGCGGTTCTTCTTATACAAATGGGTCTTACAGAGGCGTTCCTATGACTGGCGGCTCTGGAACGGCGCTTTACTGCAACATCACGATCGCTGCTGGCGCGGTATCAACAGTCACAATTACGACGCTTGGGCCGATTGCGACGCTTGGGTCGATTACAGGCGGTACTTTATACACTGCCGGCACCTATACCGATGTTGCGCTCACTGGCGGCCTTGGATCAGGCGCTTTGGCCACGATTACAGTGGCTGCAGGCTCAGTTACTGCCGTTGCTTTGACTAATCTAGGCTCTGGATACACCCCAGGCGATGTTTTATCGGCCTCTGCTGTTGATATTGGCGGCACTGGATCGGGTTTTTCGGTCCCCGTGGCCACAATAACGACCGCTTACACCCAAAGCGGCACCGGTTACACGGCTGGTAACGTGCTCTCGGCAAGCTCAACAAACCTTGGCGGCACCGGGTCCGGATTTTCGATCAATGTAGCGACCATTGATACCGTTTTCACGGCAAATTCGAACAATCTATATCAGTTCGACGCCTCTTACGACTCCCAGGGCGGTGTTAATCAGCTTTTGGTCCACCCTGGCCGAAACCTTGCGCAGATCGACTCGACAACTAACACGCCGGTGCTTTACGGGATCATCAACGGGACCGTTTTAACCGAGCTTCGGGACGTCAGTGGACTGAACCCGACCGGTGACGTGATCTCGGTATCGGGCGGCGTCGTGGCCTTACACCCCTATATCTTCGTATACGGCAACTCAGGCCTGATTAAGAACAATTCCGCGGGTAATCCACTGAACTGGAACGCTGCAGACGCCAATGAAGTGAACGTGGCCACCGGGAAGATTGTTAAAGGCCTTCCGGTTCGAGGCGGTACCAACGCTCCTTCAGGCCTGTTTTGGTCCTTGGATTCCCTTATTCGGGTCTCCTTCCTTGGCGGGGTAGGAACACCAACCCAATACTGGCGTTATGACATCATCACCTCGCAGTCATCGATCCTGTCCTCGTCGTCAGTGATTGAGTACGATGGGATTTATTACTGGTGCGGGGTTGATCGCTTCTTGATGTACAACGGTGTTGTTCAAGAGATACCTAACGCCATGAACCAGAATTGGTTCTTCGACAATCTGAACTACACGCAGCGCCAGAAGGTCTGGGCCTGGAAGGTTCCCCGGTATGGTGAGATCTGGTGGTTCTACCCAAGAGGGTCGGCCACTGAATGCACCGACGCGATTATTTACAACGTCCGCGAGAAAACTTGGTATGACGCCGGCCAGTCTATCCATGCTCAGCGCTCGAGCGGCTACTTCTCCCAGGTGTTTCGCTATCCGGTTGCTGGCGGTACTGAGAATATTGGCGGCGGGTTTACCAAGCTCTGGCAGCACGAGGTCGGGGTTGATGTTGTAGACGGCGCTTCAACCTCAGCGATTGACAGCTACTTCACAACGCACGATCTGTCTTGGGTTACTGGCAACCCTGCGCAAGAGGTACCGATTGGCGAGAACTTCTGGTCTCGCGTGGAGCGTGTCGAGCCCGACTTCTTGCAAGATGAAGAGATGACGATGTATGTGATTGGCCGTCCGTATGCCCAGGCTCCTGATGTCACGACCGGGCCCTATACGTTTGATGCGACTACGACCAAGATCGACCTTAAAGAGCAGCGCCGGGAACTTAGACTCAAGTTTGAGTCCAACATCATTGGTGGTGACTATCAAATGGGCCGAATCCTTCTCTCCCTCGATATGGGCGATGTCAGGGGTTACACGCCATGACGCAAATTTACGATCCAAGAAATATGGAATGGCCGTATTGGACTGCCTTGATAGCAGAAAAATACGAGGTTCAGCAGTTGACATGGCCGGTGCCCGAAGATCGCTGGCAGGACTTTGCACTCTCGGTTTGCTCGATTGCGCTCTTCAATAATTTTGCCGTGCCGAGCCCTATCGGTTTTGAGCGGTGGCAAGATTGGGCCTTCGCTTTTAATAACGCGGTGAACTGACATGGCATATACACCGGATCAGTATGTAACGTCACCACTTTCAGCGGCTTATCAATACGCTACAGGACAGGGTGGTATTGGCTTAGAAGCGATGGATGAAAACATTCGCAACTTTTTGGCCACTAACCCAACCGAAGAAGCGACGAGAGCAGCGATGGCTGAATATGGCGTCTCTGAAGAGGATATTCGTCGTGCCACAGGAAATTCATTAGCAAATTACTTTCCAAAACAAACTGCGCCAGCCGCAACATTTAACGATCAGTATTACGGTAGTGCTATAACAGGCAATATTGATCCACCTGTTAGTAAAGCTCAACAACAGCAAAATTTAAACCGTTGGGAACTGCAAGCGATAGATGATTGGAATCGGCAGCAAACAATAAATGCAGGATTTGAGCCGGATCAATACCGCACGATGGTTTCAACATATGATGATCCATACAGCGGACTTCCAACAGTAGAAGTGTATATGCCCGGAATGGGTAAAAGTATTAGTCTTAATGCTTTGACTGCGGGTATTGTTTCTAATGATCCCACGACAAATCTGAATGCAGCTATGGCATTAGTGCCACAGGCTCAATATGCGCTTGCAAATAACTTAGATTTCTTGAGAGATGATAAACAAATAGCAGCGGGTGTTAAAGCTGGCACGGACACAAGATTAAGTGCTCCAGTAGAAACATTGTCATTTAGAGATAAAGATTTAGCCGCAAGAAAAAGTGCTGTTAATGCCTACAACGCGTCTTTATACGATGTAGCGCCACCTATTAGTGATTTTGAGCAGCAGCGAAATACACGCTTTGAGGAGGCGCAAGCCAAATATGCCCAGAGCAATGATCCTAACTACACATCGGTAGCAACTTACACTGATCCCAACACTGGGTTGCCAACAGTTGAAATTTACATGCCTTCAAAAGGCAAAGGTATAACTGTTAATGCACGAACGGCTGGAATTGTATCTGACGATCCAACGACGAACTTAAATGCCGCTATGGCATTAGTGCCACAGGCTCAATATGCTTTAGCAAATAACTTAGATTTCTTGAGAGATGATAAAAAGATCATAGAAGGGGTAAAGGCTGGAGCGGGCACAACAATCGGTGCTCTACCAGAAGTTATTTCATATGGAGATAAGTTTGTAAATCAACCAGCAGTCAAAGCAGCAACAGAAACAAACTACAGCAATCCAATATACATCGCTGCATACGTTACTGGCACTTACAATCGAGGCGATATAACGGAGGCTGAAAAAGCAGCATTAATAAACAAATACAAAACAGAAAATAACATAACCGATAATCAAATTGCTAGTGCTATCGGCATTCCTGAAAGTCTTGTCTCCACCTATTTAACGCCTACAGTTGCTCCGGTTAAACAAGAAACAACCGGCGGGGGCTTGCCTACAGTTAGCGATACTATGGCCGGCACAGGTGTGACGGAGCCGGTAACAACAACAGGCGGATCTGCTGCGTATCAAGCCGCTATGGCTCCTGGAGGCATTGGCATCGATGCGATGAATCAAAACATTCGTGATTTCTTTGCCGGTAATCCTGACGAAGCAACAACGCGTGCTGCCATGCAGCAATTTGGCGTGTCGAATGAAGATATCCAGAGGGCGACCGGAAAATCTTTCGCGGATTATTACCCGGTTGGAGGTCTTGCCCAGGTAAGCAATCTTGGAGTGGCTACAACGACTGGCGCATTAGGCACTGATACGGTCACCGGCGGGTTAGGGGCGTCAACCTTAACCGGTGCGACAGGCAATGATTCGGTGACCGGCGGGTCTGATTTGATGCTCACTGACTATCAGGGCAATCAATACAGCGCGAATCAATTGCGCACCCTTGCCGGTCAAATCGTTGGCAGCTTTGATCCTAAATCAACAGGCGGTGTTTATGGTGTCGGCACCGGCCAAAGCATTGGCTTTGATTACGATCAAAGTCAGAAGCTTTTCGGTGAAGGAAAGTCTCCAACCGTTGGCGATCAAGTTTTGCTTGACATTGCCAGGGGTCTTCTTAATGAAGGAATTACAGATCTAAAGCAGCTTGAGGGCGCAAAATTATTAGGGACGTATGGCCGAGGTTTGCAGCAATATCAGCTTGCTGATGGAAGAATTATTAATACAAATCAAGGCAATTATCTGCTTGGAGAAACTGCTGCAGGTACGGGCAAAACAACATATTCGGTTGATTTATCAAGTGGCAAGCCAATTATTAGTACAACGGGAGTGGACACTTCTGATCGAGGAAGCATAGCGTTTGGCTTAACCATGCTCACCCTTGGTATGGGAGGTCCTGCCGCTCTCGGATCTACCCTCACTGGAGGCGCTGCAACCGGACTGGCTGCTTCAGCTATTGGTTCCGGCGCCCTATCCTTTGCTAACGGGTTGATCATGGGCAAGCAGCCTATCGACGCCCTCAAGGATGCCGTTCAAACAGGTGGCGCCGCTTACATAGCACCAACGCTTGGCGCAATGCTGCCAACGGATCTTCAAGCTGTTGGGTCGAATGTTGTTTCCCAGCTTATTTCGACAGGCAAGATTGACCCGACCAAATTAGCGATTGCTGGCGGCACAGATCTTGCCGCGAACGCCGTAGTCTCACAAACCGGCATGTTGAAGGCAGACGCTCTTAAGCTTGTAAATGCAGGTGTTTCTGCCCTTCAGGGAAATCCGCTTGGTGTAATAGGCGCTTTAGGGACAAGGACGGGAACAGGCGGTGTTGTTGATGAATACAACGTCACTGGTGGCACTGGGACACAAATTGTTTCGGGTGCAGATACCTTAACGGGGGCCACAGGGAATGATAGTGTAGTTGGAGGTTTAGGGAGCCAAGTTGTCGCCGGAGGTGGGGGCAACGATAGCGTTACGGGTGGCCTGAGTGTTGTTTCCGGCACGACTCCGGATATGTCGCTTGGCACCGCACGACAAATTGCGGCGGCGGGTGGGCTTGATATTGACGAAGCTCAGGGCGCTGGTATTGAGGTGGCCGCTCTTCCTGCTGCTTTGCTAGCAGGCGGAAATGTAATCCGCGGACTTCTAAATACACCGCCTGGGCAGCGAGTGTTAGGTGCAATAGGATCTGCTGGCATTCATGCTTTGGGTTTGTATTTTGGACTTACCAGTGATCCAAGCACTGCTAAAAATGTTGATCTAGGTCTTTTTAATGATCTTCCAGTCGATGACAAATTGAGGGTTGAAGCGGCTTTGAGGGGCCCTCTTTATGCCTATCTTCCACCGGCCACGCAAACGGCTATATCAAAAACTCCTTCATTAACTGTAACTTCGACAAGAACGGGTACAACAGACAAGGCTTGGACGCCTTATAACGAATTCAGCGACGTTCATCCAGGCGGCGATATTCCATGGACCATGGATCATGGTGTCTCTGAGTTTGATACAAGCGACTATCCATGGATCGAGATGGATAATGTAGTTCAGGACCCAACAAAAGTATCGACAACTAAAGGTTCAAGCTCTTCGTTAACTGGTGGCGCTACAACTCAATCTGGCGCTGATTCTTTAGGCGGCTTGTCGCAAATATCTAATCAAGCTACTCAAGCCGGTGGCGATCAATCAGGCGGTTTGGGCGCCTCTAGTAGCTCTTCAAGCTCTTCCTCAAGCTCCTCCTCGGGGTCGTCCTCAAGCTCTTCCTCGGGATCGTCCTCTGGTTCATCAACGGGTGGCGGAGGAAGCTCTACGGCCGTATCTGGAGGTCCTTCAGGTGTCATCAATATTGACAAAGAGATTAACGATATTGTTGGGCCGATTAAACCCAGTGATCAAGACGCTATAGGTGCCCAGGTTGCCGGTGCGACTGGTGGTCAAAAATTGGCTGGGTTTACTAACCAACAGCTTGCTGACTCTGTTCGGCAAACATTCGCCGAAAATCCTAATTTCAACTTCAATAAATCAGACATCATAAAGGCTGGTTTATCGGGCGGTTTAAGCCAACAGCGAATCAGCGAAGTGCTTAGCAACTTTACTTTTGATGCCAATGGAAACCTTGTACGCGGCGGGACGGCTGGTGGCGGCGCAACCGCGCAAACCCAAATAGCTACAGGTCCTGGCGGTGGAGTGGCCGCACAATCTGGTTCGGGTACTCGTGCAGAGACTTCAACCAGCACGCAAACTGGACCCCAGGTTGGCTCTCAGGTTGGTACGCAATCTGGAACCCAGACTGGCACCCAAACAGGTACTCAAACAGGAACCCAGACGGGTACGCAAACTGGCACGCAGACGGGAACTCAGACAGGTACCCAGACGGGTACCCAGACCGGCACGCAAACCGGAACCCAGACAGGGACTCAGACAGGCACCCAGACAGGCACCCAGACAGGGACTCAGACGGGAACTCAGACGGGAACTCAGACGGGAACTCAGACAGGGACTCAGACGGGAACTCAGACAGGTACCCAAACCGGTACCCAAACAGGCACTCAGACCGGTACGCAGACAGGAACCCAAACGGGGACTCAGACCGGCACGCAGACAGGCACCCAAACAGGCACTCAGACCGGAACCCAAACTGGCACACAGACAGGGACGCAAACGGGTACTCAAACCGGTACAAAAACATCGACGGCCACCCAGACCGGCACTAAGACTGGCACAGAAACCGGAACCACTACGGGCACTAAAACCGCGACCCAGACGGTAACTCAGACGACCACTGAAACGGGGACCAAAACCGGTACGTCAACGGAAACCGGCACAGGGACTAAGACCGGAACTGCCACAAAAACAGGCACTGATACAGGAACAGAGACTGGCACCAAAACTGGCACTAGTACGGGCACCTCTACTGGTACAGGGACGGGCACCGGAACGGGAACGGGTACAGGAACGGGAACGGGTACTGGCTTAGGGTCCGGTGGCGGCGGAAATCAATACTTCCCGCAAGCAGGGATTACGAGCAACGCAGGCTTTAAGAATGTTCCGTCGTTATCGCCAACCTTTTTAGCGGCGGCACCGGTTATGAAAGAAAAGCAATTCTCAAACCTTCCAGAGAGTCTCGTGCAGACGCTCATGCGCATGGGCATCAGCAAGAAGCTTATTGCTCAAATTGCAAGCTCAGCCAAGATTGATCTATCAGACGAGGATCAAAAAGCACTAGAAGCGTCGACCGACGTAAAGGGTGCTCTCGAGCAAGTGGACGCCGATGAGTTACTTGGAGAGCAGCCAAGGACCGGTGGGCAGCCTGAAACCCCTGAAAAGAGGGCCATGGGCGGATTGATGAAGATGGCCGAAACCAATGGCTTTGCAGGAACGCCAGATTCGCGGAGAATGCAGGGCTATGCGGTTGGTGGTGCCGGCGGCGGTCAAGATGACCTAATCCCAGCGTTACTTGCTGATGGCGAGTACGTTATGGATGCAGACATTGTGGCCGCACTCGGTGATGGTTCTTCCAAAGAGGGTGCTAAAAAGCTTGATCAGATGCGTGAGGCGATTCGTAGGCACAAGCGTGCAGCGCCGACAAACAAAATCCCACCAAAGGCAAAGTCGCCCTTGGCCTACTTGAAAGAAAGTTTGAGGTAAATCATGCCATTCGATTGGACACAGGGCGCAGCGCCACCGCCCGTCAATATCAAGCAGGCGCAATCGACAACTGCCCCAGGCTTTTATACCGACTACCTCAAATCTCTTGGAAGCGCAGGGCAAGCGGCCCTTGGCGCAGAAGCTCCTCAATATGTAGGCGCTCAAAGCTTACAAACCTCAGCTTTTGATGAAGCAAAAAACCGGATGTTTGGTGGGCAGCAGTATTTAGATGCCGCATCCCGGTTTGGGCAGGCCGCAGGCGCAAGCGCTGCAGAGCAGTTAGGGGGTTATACCTATACAGACCCGTTAACTGGAGATACCTCCACAATTGGTGGGAATTATGGGCCCACCGGGGCTCCTGATTACTTTGGAAAGTCGGGCGAGTTTGCGGACTTGTCGGGAGCTACGACTGCTCAGCAATTAGCGGGATATAAAAGAATTGACCCCGTTACGGGCCAAGAGGTTTCCGTGGGCGGCGGTTATATGAACCCACACGTCAAGGACGTTGTTTCGGAAATTGGCCGACTTGGACGTCGTCAGTTGCAGGAGTCTCTTCCCGGCGTCATTGGTCAAGCAACCGGTCTTGGTGGTTTTGGTAGCAAAAGAGCCCTCGAGGCCGCTGGCATAGCTGGAAGAGAGTCTTTGGCCAATATTCTTGGACAGCAAACTGGCGCTTTGTCTGCTGGATATGATGCAGCGCAAAAAGCTGCTCAGGCAGACCTAGCACGTTACTTGCAGGGCGCTGCAACCTACGGCCAGTTGGGTCAGGCGGGATATCAGACCGCCGCTGGATTGGCTCAAAGCGACCTGAATCGATACCTGCAAGGCGCTCAGGCGATGGGCGGCTTGGGTCAGATTGCTTCGGGTACCAATATCGCAGAATTGCAGAATCTGGCCTCATTAGGGGCTCAGCAGCAAGCGATCGCTCAGGGTGAAGAGAACTTCCCGCTGCAGACTGCTCAGGCCGTCTCAGGCCTTCTGAGGGGCTACACAATGCCTACTGACGTGTCCTCGACTTACGAGGGTCCGCTTGCTGGTCTTCAGTACAGTCCATCAGGTCTTCAAATGCTTGGCACGGTTGCTGGATTGTTCTCGCCTACAGGTCAGATGGGAACTGGAAAATCAGCCTTCCAGTCTATTGTTGAAGCAGGTTCTGGCGCCGTGGATACCATCAAGAATTCTGATTGGTTTAAGAGCCTGTTTGGTAATGGTTAAACGAAATGAACGAATCCTTGGTTTGTGTTGACCGGAGAATATAAATGGCCCTCGAAATGCTTCAAGGTCTAATGGGTGATGACACCTCTTTAGGGGCTTTCGGCGAAGACACCATGGAAGGCGGACTTGGTGGCGGCACCGGCATAACACCCCCGTCTGGATACCAGATTCCGGTTAACCGACAGCCTGCCCAGGGTGGATTAGCTGGTGCTGCGACGGCGGGTAGTCTTGCATCCGCAAAGCAGGATTATCTAAAAGCCACTCAAGAAATGATCGATGCTTTACAGCAGCGTATTAGCGGCCAGGGCTACGATATCTCTCGACTGCTCTTCGCGTTTGGTCAGCCCACTGCTACGGGCTCGATTGGTAGCGCACTTGCCAATGTTGGCGCTGAAGCCTCGAGACAGCGTGGTGAGCAAGAGAAGATGATGCCATCGATGATGAAGATGCGCACAGAACTCGCCGCAAATCGATTGGCTATGGCGCAGCAAGAAGAGGCTGAAAGAGTTGCTCAAATGCTCGGAATTGGCGCTCCCGGTGCGAATGTTCAAGCCGTCCCTGGTTCTGGAGCCTCTGCAGAGGCCGCTATGGGAACCGGACAGGCTGCGCCAAATACGCAAATGCGTCGTTTGATGACCATGGACCCCGAGCAGCTTTTGGCTATAACAAGATCGTTAGGTCCTGCTGGCGAGAAGCTTTACAGTCAGGTTATGCAGGCGCGTGAAGATTACCGCAAGGGCTTTTTGTCAGGCGGACAGGGATCATTCTATAGGCCAGATAGTGGTCAGTTTATTCAGGACCCGGCTAGTCAAATGAAGCCCAACCCGATGACTGTCAACATCGGAAACTTTAGTGGCGAGGTACCTTTCACTCTCGGCCAAGCTATGGCGTTCCAGAAGGCTCGAGAGACTGGCGGCGACGCTGAAGCGGCAAAATACTTGGTTCAGATATTCCCGAATATTGCTGAGCGTATCGGTGCTATTGCGCCATCAAGACCTGCCACTATCGGGCAGCCAGTCGTTCCTGTGCAAGCAGCCGAGGCTCCAGCAGTCCAGAGTCAGCCTGCACCGCAACCTGCCGCACCGGCTGCAGCACAACCCCAGAGGCCGTTTGAGACTCAATCGGAAAAAGAGCAGCGCTTAAAAATTGAAGCCGAGCAGGCTAAACAAGACATCGGCATGCTTTCTGATGAGATTAAAGAGGCCCGATCGCCCATTCTCACTCGATACGACAAGGCTCCCGAAGTTTTGAGAGAAGCAAGACAGATGACCGATCTTGGATCGAAGTATCCATACGCAATCGGTATTTTTAACAAGCCTGGAATGGGCCCGGCAATTGCCAAACTCATTCAGGAAGGGGTAAGGGTTGGACCAGGGATAAGCATCCAGTTAGGTGGTTTTGAAGACGCCGTGCGCCGCGTCGTTAAAGCTGATCCGGCCATGGTTGCAAGAGTGGCTCAAGAGCAAAACATGTCGACCGATCAAGCTCAGCGGTACTTGCAGCAACAAGGCCTTGATGCGGTCAGTCTCTTGCTGCAATCCGAAAGAAGGCTTGATAACCTGCTCAACAAGGCTGAGAGAAAGGGCGAGGGGTCGGTTTCCAACTTTGAGCGCGTGTATTTTGCTCAGGCGCTGCCCAGCTTATCTAATGACCCGGTTAAGGCTTATCTGCTCAAGACCCTTGCGCTTCAAGAGATGGCAAAGTTTGACCAGAAGGTCGGCGAACTATTGATGCGGCGGTCAGAGAGTAAACAATACGATCCTCGGAAGATGTACCAGTCTGATGAGTACAAAGCCCTTCGGAGTAATTACATCAACTCGCTTGAAGGTATTACCCGCGAGTTCTTCCCTGAGTTTGCGAAAAAGCAGTTCAAAGAAATCAGAAAACAAACGGGGGTCTAAATGGTCGACCTTGAAAGCCTCAACGAGTCTCAGCGCCGCATAGCCGACAAGATTATTGATCAGGCTAATGAGCAGGGCGTCGACCCTCAGCTTGCCTTAGCGGTGGCTAAGGTTGAATCCGGTTTTTCCCAGGCCGCAAAGAGCAACAAGGGCGCGGTTGGCGTCATGCAATTGCTGCCATCAACGGCCAAGGGTCTGGGTGTCAACCCCAAGAACATGGACGACAACATCCGCGGCGGGGTGATGTATCTAAAGGAAATGCTCGATCTATCGGGTGGCGATGTTCGTAAGGCCCTGGTCGCCTACAACGGCGGCCCAAGAATGGCCAAGATGGAAAATCCGCCGAACATGGAATATGCTGACTTAGTGAATTCGATTTATCCATTTGATGCGATCGGCGAAGCTCGTCGTCTTAATCAAATGCTTGGTGGTTCGCCTCAGGCCATGCCTGCATCAACAGCGCCTGCGGAGTCAGACGACCCGATTGAGATTGCAAGGCGCCTTAATCAGCAGCTAAACGTCTCCAACACTTACGAGCCAAGTGCGGTAAACCAAGTGTCTTCCGCGGCTGCAGGATCGCTTTTTGGCAGTCTTCTTGGTGGCGGTATGCAGGCAGGCACCAGGGCGATGCAGCAGCGTCGTTTTGACCAATTCCAAGAGGCTCAGAGGGCGTCTAGGGCTCGTGATATGGCAAGGATTGCCGAGGGCCTATCACCCGGCGAGAAGTGGGCGCAAAAGGTAACGGGCTACGTTAAGCCAGGGGTTGAGACAGTTGCTGAGGCGGCTACTGATTACCGGAGAGGGTTTCCGCAGGGAAAGATTACCAGCGGTAAGGATAAGGGTCGCGACGCCCCCTCGAGGCGTTT